AATAAGATGCTACAAATTGCCTTTGGCATTTACTTGTTTGCATCAGGTTTCTTACTAGCAGTCATTATGTTTGACTTAGGTATCATGGTCTTATGATTAAAGTTATCTATTTAGATATGGATGGAGTACTCGCTGACTTCAAATCTGGAGTCGAGAACATGCTTTCAGTAGTAATAGAAAATGACCATCAAGGTCATTTGGCATATGATGCTCAAAAAGAAAAACTGACTTCTCATAGATTATTCAGACATTTGGATGTTTATCCAGATATGTTTGAATTGGTGCAGTTCTGCAGATCACTTAAAGATAGTCATGGTATCCGAACTGAGATATTAACAGCAACAGGTTCTATCAATAGAGAGATCGTGGTTAAAGACAAAAGAGAATGGATTGACGAATGGGTTGATCCGAACATGATTGTTAACTGCGTAGAAAAGGGTGGATCTAAAAGAGGATTTGCTCAACCTGGATATCTGTTAGTTGATGACAGGAAATCAAACATCAAATCATTTACCGATGTCGGTGGGTTAGGAATCTTACATATCTCGGGAGATTCTAAATCCACCATTGATCAAATCAAGTCTATGCTTGATCCTGATTATGATCCTAATCAAAAGGAACTTTTTTGAATACACGTGAAAGGTCAGTTGCCAGAGAAACATCATGGATTGTTTTTTCTGGCACTGTTATTAATTATCCTTTGCAACTTTTGTGCTTATGGGTTATTATTGACCATTGGGACATAACAAGTGCTTTCTGGATAGGCACATACACTACATTAATGATGACTGTATTCGCATGGTTGCGAGTATATGCTGTGAGAGATTATCATGACCGAAAAGAGAAACGAAAACGAATGTCTTGATTGCGGATATAAATATACTAGTCCTTTGAATAATGACACATGTATAGAGTGTCAACAAACAGGGGATGGGGAAAGATATGCCGACAAAGAATATCAAGTTGCCTAGATACGCAGTTTTTGCTAAACCAAGAACATCATCAGTAGTTCTACAAGAACTGCTTAAATCAGTTTGGGAATCTAAGTATAGAAAACTAGATATAGATGAGATGATGTGGTGTAATGGCAGAGGTGTGTCATTATACAAAACAGGCATAGGCACATTCTTTGAAGATTGCCCTGAAGATTTCCCACCTTTTAAAATTGAAGCATGTAATGTGCTTTCCGAGCATATGCCTTTCCTAGAAACATTTGTTCACAATAACAATTACATACCAATCTTTATAGATAGAGATAAACTCGAGTTGTTAACAAGTTTTTACATATCCAGTCTCACATACTTTCATGATTATGGTATTAATAAGCAAAGAAACTTTGCCACTCCTCCTGTTACAGGATCAAGGAAAGAAGAATTCTTTTCTTGGAGTATAGATGAAAGACTAGAAAGACTAAAAGAAATTGTAAACATAGTTCTTGTTTTCCATGATAGAGATAAATCTATAAGAGCAAAGTTTCCTAATCATGTAGTGTTAAATCATGAGGACTTTAAAGATGATGTTCCTTCTGCTTTACAATTACTTGATATAGAATTAGAGGAACCAATATCATATATGCCACTAACTAAAAAATCTAAACACTTTGAAATATCAACAGAAGAGAAGATAGCATTGGCAGAATTCGCAGAGTTAATGACATGAACCCAAATTGTAAAATAGAATATAGAGATCACATAGGTATCTATGAGAATGCCTTAACACTAGAACAGTGTGATTCTTTAATCAGTCAATTTCACTTTAGTAAAGATGCTGGTCAAACTAGAATGCGATCAGAATACGATCCATCTCCATCAACTAATAAGAAAGATGAATCTATGTCATTGCTAGATTGGAACGATTATACAAGTGAAGAATCCAAAATCACTTGGCAAAATCAAAAAGAATTTATAGAATACATAGAAGGTGCTATTGTAGGTCATTACATTGATCAACATCCTGTACTCAAAGAAGCAAATTATAGAATCTTTCAAGGAAAAGTGCAAAGAACAGTTCCTGGAGAAGGATATCATATTTGGCATTGCGAAATAGTAGGAACAAAAGGTGAGGATAGAGATAGATTCTTAGCATGGTCAGTATTTCTTAACGATGTAGAAGAAGGTGGAGAAACTGAATTCCTACATCAGTCAGTCAGATTTAAACCAAAGGCAGGAACAGCAATCGTATTCCCTGCTTATTTTACTCATATGCATAGAGGTAATCCACCATTGAGTGGCGAGAAGTTTATAGCAACAGGTTGGGTTGAATACTTTTAGGACTTTACGACACCCCCCACTTTTTAGTATGATATAAAGACTATAAAAAGAGGAGTAATTTATGGAAGAAATAAAAGCAATGCTTCAAGAGATTCTTGATAAGCAAAAGGAGCAAGATAAAGATCTTGCTAAAATTCACGATCTAGTTGATCAAATTGACAACAGGGTATAAAGATGACAATACAAGAATTTAAAGATATTGTTCAAAGAGACAGAGAGTGGAGAGATACTGCTCCAGGATATACCGAATCAGTGGTAGAAGTAAAAGCAAAATCTTCTGACGAAACTTGTTGTTGTGGGGAAGATAACTGCCCAGAGTCTTATGTACATTGGACTTCTGGATTTTAAACTATGCCTATGATCTTTAGACCAGATACCATGCGATATTCCATGGTGGGTAAAAAACGCAAGAAGAAGAAACTTCTTCCTTCTACAGCATATCGTCCAGATTTCAAACCATCTGATCCAGTTGAAAAGAGTGGGTTGGATCGTTATAATGAAGAACGATCTACGAAACAATATGCGTCTTATGATTCTGGTAAGACAGGAGCATTAACACCCAAAGAAGAACCCAAAGTGGTTGAGGGTGTAACAATTGCTCCTGCTTATAACAAAGGTGCATACCAAGTCATCCCTAAAGATGAAGTCAAACATATAGGCAGATAATATGAATATGAATGTAGAATTAGCAATAACAATGATCGTATTGTTCATCGCATGGATTATAGCATGGATGTTTTTCTTTGATCCAGATGACAGAACAACAACACTCAGAAGAGAAAGAAAGAAAGCATTTAAACAGGGTGACTATGAAAAAGGTCATTCAATCAACAAGGAGTTCGACAAATGAAACAAGGTAAATTTGAATTCGCGAAAGTACCTGTTTGGGCAAAGATATCATATGCCCTCTCAGGTTTGCTTATTATACTAGGATTGTTCAATGCTAGAGAAATCTATCAAGTTGAAATATACTTAGAAGAATTACAACTAAGGCAAGACATGTATTCTGAAGAGATAGAGATTATCGGAGACAAGGTAGATCTAATGATAGGAATAACCGATTCCTATTATAACTTATCAGATGATGTGTATTGCTTAGCACTTAACATGTATCATGAAGCAAGAGGTGAAACTTTAGAAGGCATGACAGCAGTCGGTAATGTGACCATGAATAGAGTGGCATCTAATCGTTTTCCCAATGAAGTATGTGCTGTTGTTTTTCAAGGAAAGCATAGAACCAATTGGCGAGATGAACAAGTTCCCACTAGGCATGCTTGTCATTTTAGTTGGTATTGTGATGGCAAATCAGACGAACCCAAAGATTACGAAGCATGGGCAACTTCTGTGATGCTTGCTCATATGCTTTTGACTAACATTAAAGGTGTGGATATAACTTTTGGTGCTACACACTATCATTCTATTGGGGTTAAACCCACATGGTGTAAGGATATGAAACCTATGGGAACCATCGGAAATCATGCCTTTTATTTTGAGTTATAAATAGAAGTGATATCTAGGAAGAAGGAATGTATTTAATGTTAGAATGCCCAAAGTGTGGTAACACCAGAGCAGAATGTGAATGCTTTGTGAAAAAAGAAGATAAGAATTACGAGTTTTGGTTTCACAATTGTCCCGATAGTGGACCGACTGATACTCTAATGGGAGAAGATTGTAATTGGTGCGATGCTAAATCACCTGTTGACGAAAGCAACCCCAATAGTGTAGGATATTATGGATATAATGAAAAGACAGACAACTACTTTCCCGAAGTCGACGAATAGATCATGATTAAGAAACTAGAAACTGAAATCCCAATCTATGAATACTGGATTGGTGATAAGAGAGCAATTATCACTGAGAAGAGTCATGACTATAAAGTGCAAATGCTTACTGATAAAGGTTATGAAGCATATATAAGTTATAAATCGTTAGATGATGCTCGTGCGATTGCTCAGAAATGGGTTTCTGGTTTATCACCCACATTAGATGATTGACATTATAGTATCTGGACATAAACAAAAAGATCGCATAGAAGATTATGCCAGAAGTATTATTACTTATCTGATGCCACGCAAAAGAAAAGGTTTGATTGTTATAGATATAGTCAAAAAGGTTAAGTATGAAGACTCAATCTTTTGTGGTCTATGCTATGGTGATAGGCATACAGCAGAAATAGAATTAGCAAAGAACACTACAGAAAAATTGACTCTAGAAGAAATGATGATTAATCTTGCTCACGAATTAGTTCATGCCAAACAATTTTTTAGGGGAGAACTTCATCCTTATCTTAGAAAGTGGAAGGGTGATGAAGTTCATTTCTCTCAACCTTGGGAAAAAGAAGCATACAAATTAGAGGATCAATTGTTTCAGCAATTTTGGAAATAACTTTACGACACCCATCGTTTTTTTATATAATGTGAAAATGAAGAAAAAACTTAAAAGATCAAACAAGGATTTAAACTCTATTCATTATGGACCAGAGCCAATCCTAACTCACTTACAAGATAATGTCAAAGAATTGGGACCTGTTCTCAATTGGTATGCTATCATGACGGATAACACCACTCGTGCTAGATGGTTGAATGAATATGTAAAGGAAAACTACGATAAGGACTTCTACAGTTCTTTCTTAGGTATCCCGAATAGTTTCTTTACTGCATCTTTGACAGGAATAGCAAGGCAAAAGGTACACAAAGCAGTATTGGGTGGAAATTTAGAATCATGGTTAGATACTCGGATTCGAGAATTACAGCAAAGAAAAGGTAAACCCACCGAACCCAAAACCTATAACAAGAAACCAAAGAAAAGCATACAGCAATTAATGGAAGATAAACTCTATGAGATGTTAGGTGAAGTCGAGCATGAGATTGATGAGTTTATAGATAATGATTTTACATCAGAGTTCAATATGTACGAATGGTGCGAGAAGCATGATCTAAATGCCAAGATGGCTGCATTGATTGCACCTCATTATAGGGAACTTGCCATTGAGGTTAAGAACGAAGAAGAAGATGAACAACTCAAAGAGGGTTATGCCTATATGGGTTTGAGTGGTAGAAGAAAGTTCGTGGGTTTCTTAAGAAACATTATAGATGATGCCGAAAGATGGGCAAACAATAAAAAGCAACAATTCAAACCTCGTATGAGAAAATCTAAATTGGTTGATGCTACCACTAAAGTTAAACGACTCAAATTCAAGCAAGATGATAGAAACCTTAAGATTAGCAGTATTAATCCTGCAACAATCATAGGTGCTAGTGAATTATGGGTTTATAATACCAAGAGCAAAGTGCTACAAGTGTATCGTGGCAAGTTAGATGTAAGAGGTACTACCATATATGGATATGGACCGAACAGTGCTAAGCAAAAGAGTATTGGTAGAAGTCCTGCCAAGTATATTAAGAAATGCTTAGAGGGTGGAAAATTAGTTTTAAGAAAGTTAATGGACGAAATTAACTCAACAGAAAAGAATGCAAATGGTCGCATTAATGAGCATTGTATCTTATTAAGGGTAGATAAATGATTTTGGTAGATTTAACCCAGACAATGATTGCTGGGGTAATGGTACAAGTGAAGATGAATCGCTTAAAAGGTGATGAGATATCTGAAGACTTGCTACGACACATGGTGCTTAATACCATTAGAAGTTATGCTAAGAAGTTTAAGAATGAGTATGGCGACATAGTCTTATGTGCTGATGATAGAAAGTATTGGCGAAGAGAATACTTTCCCAACTACAAGGCAAATCGTAAGAAGCATCGTGAAGAATCTGATATAGATTGGGATGTTATCTTTGGTATGCTAAATAAGATACGAGATGAGATAGAAAATAATCTACCTTATCGATTCTTACGAGTAGAGGGTGCGGAAGCAGATGATATCATCGGAGTACTCACTAAAGATAGCAAAGAGAAAGTTCTCATTGTATCTGGCGATAAAGACTTTCAGCAATTACAGAAGTATGATTATGTTAAGCAGTACTCCCCGAATTTAAGTAAGTTTGTTTCACCTGATAATGCTGAGGAGTTTCTCGCTGAGCATATCCTAAGAGGTGACAAAGGTGATGGGATACCAAATATCCTGTCAGGTGATGATGTTATTGTTGATGGTGATAGGCAAAAACCTATGAGAAGATCAACACTAAATAAGTATATAAATGGAGTCGACAAATACGACAACTATTATCGTAATTATGTAAGGAACAAAACTCTTATCGATCTAGATGAGATACCTGAAGAAGTGAATCTGAGAATACTAAAAGCATTTGATGAATCGGAACCTCCTTCTGGGAAGTTATTACCATATATGATGAAGCACTCCTTAAAGGAATTATTAAATGCTATTGGAGATTTTTAGAAAAATGGCTGAGAAAGTGAAAAGAGGTAGAGGTCGTCCACCAGGATCCTTAAACAAAAAGACCTTACAAAATATGGCGAAGGAAGAAAAGTTGCAAACAGTACAACCTGTTGAAGCAAAAGATACAGGTACAGTTAAACAAGTACCAGATCCTGTTCTTGCTGCTATACCTAAAGAGAAGATAAGACTGTTACCAACTGCCAATGTCTTTGAGATATTAGTTGCAGTTGAACAAGCAGAAGATGAGGACACTAGAATTAAGGGTCTTAGGTATTGGGCAGATAAGAATGGTGCATTGAGACCTGTTCTCAAGTGGCAGTTCGATAATGTTATCGTATCTAAACTACCAGATGGCAAAACACCTTTTACTAGGAATTCTGCTCCTGGACCTGATCTAACAGAGTCATCTTTAAGGCATGAATTCAAAATGTTCAAATACTTTGTAGAAAGTGCATCTGATGTACAGCAGACAAAGAGAGAACATATGTGGATAGAAATGTTAGAAAAGATTCCAACTGAAGAAGCATCACTTATGGATCAAGTAAAAGATAAGAAGTTAGTTGCCTTCAAAAATTTAACAAAAAATTTAGTACAAAAAGCATTCCCAGACCTTATTTCTAACTAAATATTCTATATGAATAAGTTAGGATTAACAGGAGATGATAGATTTATCCAATATGATAGAGATGGATCTGTAGGTGTTGGAGAACTCCGACACTTTGACCCGATTGCTGGGTTACTAAAACTGTATGATCCTCTAATAAATTCACTAGTTGAGTTTTTGTATGATCATACAAACAGTCAGTGGAAGAGTACAGGTGATAGAATAACATGGACCTGTGATTGGCATTTTGACGATGTAGAGATACCTGTTGAAAAGCAAGAAGATAGAACGACTGGTGTGAGCACAATCTCTCGACTATAACAGACGACGGATAGGAGAACCAACTATAAAGGAGGTGATCCGTGTATCATAGTAAAGTGTTGTCCAGACCTACACATAAGGTTGATAGAACTATTCATGCTATCAATCGAAAGATTAGGCATAAAAGGACAGCGAATACCAAACTTGCAAAACTTAGGAGAAGTCGTTATAAGTTGATAGAGGATTTAAACGAACTATCAGAATTGTTGAGATAAAAAGTATGAGATGAGTTCGTTTAGTAAGGTCTTCAAAAAGACTATAAATAAATTCTGCTAGACATACTTTTGATAATTGTTTAGAACATCATGTCACTATGCTAGTCGAAGACCTTATTTTTTAAATTATGGAGTAAATAATGCAAACCCAATATATAACAATTGAAGATTTAACTGCAGTTGTAAACCTAGTCGATGTCGTCTGTACAAGAGGAGGACTAAGAGGCAACGAGTTGTCCCCCATTGCTAGACTTCGCGATGTCTGCGAAGCAGAAGCAAGATACCAAACAGAAGAACGAATCAAACAACAGCAAGAAACTGCTAAGCAAATGGCAGAACAAGAAGCAATCAAAGAAACTTCTACAGAAAATGCACTTGCTAATGAAAGACAACAAAGAAAAGAACTTCAGCAAAGAGTTGCTCAACTACAGGCACAATTGTCTGGAGCACCAGCACCAGTGGTAGGAGAGGAAATGCCAAAAGCAGTTAAAATGAGTACACCTGTTGTTAATCAAGATGCACCTAAAAAACCATCTAGAGCAATTAAGATGGCACAAATGCTTAGAGATACAGCAGATGAGTTTGTAGCAGGTGATGTAATAGAAACTAGACCATCAGCAGTAGAAGATGCTGCCAATGTGATGAGCGACTATGTACCACCTATTGAACCAGAGATAGCACCCATACCTCCAGTAGAAATAGAAGTAGAAGGGGACTTACCAGAAACTCCAATCGATCTAGAAGAATTGATGAAAGCAACTGAGAAAAAGGCAGAGCAAGAGAAAGAGGATCTTAAAAAAGAGTTTGAAGATACTCTAGAAGAACAAGGTGATACTTTGGTGATACCAGATAAGAAAGAACTGAATGCTATGACTAAAAAAACGATAGAAGAAGTAGCAACAGGATTGGGTCTAGAAGTGAATGTTAAAGATACAAAAGCAAACATGATCAAATCTTTTGATAAACAAGCAAAGAAAATGGTCAAAGAATTAGAAGCATCAGGTTCAGTAGAATCTACTACCGAATCTGAATGGACAGAAGCAACATACATTAAAGAATAATGGCAAAAATATCTAGAGAAGGAATTACATATTGGTCAAGTAGATTATATTCTCACGCAGATCAAAAAGTAAACTTAAGCACTCCATGCGAACTAGCAGTCAAGATGGGAGCCAAAAGTTCAGAAGCACCTTTTGGTTGGTTTGTTTATGTAAAGTCTAAGAAAGAAGTTAGATTTTACATTGATGAAAATTGGCAAAATGTTTTATCACCTACAACCAACACATGGTGGGTATGTGAAAGAATGTGGCAATCTAAAATCAAAGGACAAGCATCTAGTGATGATTATGTTACATATGCTTTCAATAGAGATGAATTATTTGCATTAGTAGACTGGAAGTTGGGTGATGAAATCTTATGGCAACATATAGTTCCTAAGACTGGTATTCCCTATGCTATAATCACATGGAACTGTAGAGACGAGGATATGCCCAAAATGCTTTACACTTCTCAAGAAAAAGAAATCTATCGTGTAATCAAAAACACTCTACTGATTCAAGGTGACGAAGATCTTGCTAACACATTACAAAAGAACAAAGCATTTGTAGAAATGAAAAACCAAGTAGATGAAGAAGGTAATCCAACATCAACTAAGATAACCATGTGGGATGGACAAGGTTCTATACTCCATGAATTTGATAGTGATGCATCAGAGCAACAATTGATCAATGTTCAACCTGTCGAACTATAATTACGAAACCAGAGATATTCCTGAGCAATGGTATGCCTTTGTAGATGGATTGAATAAGCATTATGGCAACTTCAATGACTTTGGTCGACAAGTTCTAGAAAACAATCTTATTCCTCATAGACTGAAGCAATACTTTGGTCTCAAAGCAGAATTTGAAAAGCACGAAGATCTAGACTTTGATTTACCCATTATTCAAATCATGTCTATGCCAAGAAGTGGGTCAACCTATTTACATAGGTGTCTAGCAACTTCTGGTATATTTCATGGACCTCAGTTCTTTGAGTTCCAATCTCCATTACCCATTACAACTGATTTAAACCGACAAAAGAAGATAGATGACTGTAAAAAGATTACAGATCTATTTCAGTTTAAATCATTTGGTGGTACGCATACAGTAGAGGCAGAAGATTATGAAGA